TGGCGACCCCGTCCCCCACGGCCCTGTACCCCAGCTCATGTCGTCGCAAAAATCTGGATGTCGAGAAAATCGATATCGCCGGAACGGCCGGACGTCTCGCTGAGTACCCCGATGCCCACGAGGTCCATGTCCTGATTATCCCAGTCGGGGCTCGTGTCGTTCCCGCCGGTCGCATCCGGTCGACCGAGAGAACCGAGGTCGTTGAACGACGTCTCGCGGCCGACATTTCGGACGTACCAATCGTTCGCCGCAGCCCCGTTCTGACGCAGGCAATCGAATCGGAAAATCGACCCACCTCGACCTTCATGCGTAGAATTCCAGGTATCAGCCGAGGGCGTAAACGCAAACGGCGTGCGCAGTCGCTGCATTCCGGTCGCGTCCGTCGTTAGCTCGAAATCGCGGTTCGTGCCGCCACCAGTCCGCTTCCAGGTGATGCCTCGCCATTGCGTGCCGGCCGCGGCGTTGCCGAATGGGCAGACCAACGCGCTGAGACTAGTGGTCGTGATTCCTACGATATGCACGTAGATCGAATACCGTTTCGGCAGTGCAAGCTCCGCCCCGAGAATCGGAAGAACCGAGCCCCCGAGAATCGTGTTTGCGTTCAGCCGAATCACCGGCTCGCCCTTGTACCCGCTCGCCACATACGCAGGGGTCATCACCCCGCTAGGGCCGCCTGCCCCAGTTTCCTCGAAGACCAACAAATTGCCCGTGTCGAACTGGCTCAAATCAGCCTTGTTCCAGGCGAAGATCTGATCGCCGACGAACCACGCGGCGCCTGCGCCACCGCCGCCCCCGCCCCCAAAACTGCTCGGAAGATACGTCACAACAGCACCCAGTTAGTCCCCGAGAATAGGTAATCTAGCGACACCAGCCCAGCCGCCAGCGCGTAGCTCGCGATGATTGTGTTCGTGTTCGGATCCTCGATGGGATTGCCGTTGCCGTCGATCGCCACACTCACCGGCGAAATGGTCGTGTTTTTGATCGCCCATCGATCGCCTAGCACCGGGCTCGCCGGGGCCTCGATCGTATGCGTCCCCCCGCTCGCTGACGGGTCATACAGGAGTAGAGACTGCGCGCTCACCGTGGTCGTGCCCGCGGCAGCGAGCGCGACTGGCGCCCCCACCGGCGGCGGCAAGATGTTAGCGCGCACGTCACGGATCGCCTCTTCTCGCGCCGTCGCCCAGCCTCTAGCGCTGTCCTGTTGGAGTGTCTCGCCCGCGGCAGGCACGAGCCAGTCAAGGGGTGCAGCGAACCGCAGGCCGACCTCCTCGACATCGGAATCGTCGAGGTCGGTCGCACCAGCATCTAAGTACGTGTCGAGCCGTACGAGATACCCACCCGGCACGTCGGGCGACACCTGGGTCGTGGCGAGCGCCGGGGTGGTGAGCGAGGCCGAGCTCCCGATAGGCTTGTCTACGAGCGTCCAGCGGTGCGCGAGCACCCCCGAATTGTCGAAATTGCTCAGTGTGAAGGTGGTTCCGGTGAAGGTGCTGTCCCGGTCGACCGACCCATTGGTCAGCACCGAGCCGTCGTCGATCACGATGTCCGCACTCATGGGTTTCCCCCTACGTCAGCACGATGGAGCTCGCGGCGATGCGAGCCACCTGATTCCCTAGAATGGTCTGATTCACCGGGGGGGCGCCCCCCGTGAGGTTGGTCACCGTGAAGTCGAACAGACCATCCGTCCCCATGGCTTCCTCGATGATCTGCGCAAGGATTACGTCGGCGCCGATATCGAGCCCGTTGATGTAGGTCTGAATCGCAGCGCCAGCGTTCACCGCGACCACGAGCGGATCAAAATCGCTGGAGACACTGATCGATGCCTGGAGGCTCTGAAAGAGCACCACCGGAGGCACCGCGAAGACCGTCACGCCTGCGGGACGCACGCCGGGTCGCGTGAGCGGCGTTGCTGGATCCCCGTCCATGACTCGCTGCACCTCTTGGATTAGGCCCGTATAGTAGCGATACGAGGCCCGGAGGCCATAGCCGGGGCTGAGCGCTGGGACGGATCCACCAGCGAGGAGCTCGATTTGCCCGGTGGCCCGATTGACCAGAAAATCCGTACTTTCCGCGAGCGAGACGAAGCCGGCGCCCGCGCTCGGCGCAGCGAGTAGGCTGTTTACCTCGAGATCGAAGCTCCCATCCGCGCGAATCGGCTTCTGAGTCGTCGAGAACGTGACCTCTCCGGCGCCGGCCGCGCTTGCGACCAGCGTGTCTGGGCTCGCAATGAACTCGGACGAGAACTCCTCGATCGAACCCGTCCCATCGTCGACAAAGAGCTGGACGGTCCCGTCGGGGACCGTCGGCTCGTCGATATGCGCGAACAGCACGCGCCGACCGTCGGCAAGGATGACGTTCTTGGCGAAGGTCTCGAGGGCCGTCGGGGTGCCTCGTGAGAGGGCCTGGACGAAGCCCTTGAGGCGAGCCCGGAACGATGAGTCACTCTCCCGATCGCGCCCGTTATCGAATTGTAGCGCATTGCTGACCGAGGTGACGCCGGGGATTCGGCTCACGAACTGGTTGATCTCCGTCGCAGCCACGTTCGCGCGCGTGCCTGGCTCGAGCGCCACGGCGTTGACTGGCGGCGCGTCGGTCGAGCCTGCTGGGATCGTGGTCGGCGATGTCGTGCGGTACTTGATCTGGCCGTCGCTGTCTTCGGCGGCGACGATAGTCCCCGTCGCTACGGTCACGCCCCCGATAGTGCCGGGGCGCGAGAACACCACATCTCCGTTGGCGCTGAGTTGGGGGCGCCGGCGCACGAAATCAGGCTGGATCTCCCGAGCTCGGGCATCCAGGTCGGAACCTGTGGCCTTGTCGATGGAGAAAAGATCGCGCATCCGCGCGAGCTGGAAGTAGAGCTCCGCGTCCTCATTCGCTGCCGCAGCCAGGACGTGGAAGACGGCCGAATTGCGCGTAAGGCCGACGAGGCTAGACCGCGAAACGGTGCGCGCCACCATGTCTCTCAAGATCTGCACGCGATTCCGCGGTTGAAAAACAGGCATCAGCTTCCTCCTCCACTGGCCTTACCGAACGGGAGTACGAGCGTCACGCCGCTCCGCTCGCTGACCAGCTGGGGCGTGATCTCCTGGCTCAACACGTCCCCATCGAGCACCACCGTAGTGTCCCGAATCCCCTCGACACGAGGATCCGCAAGAATGCCCTCGCGCAAATAGAGTGCAGCTAGGAGCAGGTGCTCGACCGTCCCCTTGATTCCCACGCTCCGCTTGATCCCTACCTCGGGCACGTAGATCGTGGCGCCCCGCTCCGTTCGAACTGTAATTTCAGTCCCTTGGATCACGTTATTTAGTCCGCGCGCAAACTGCGCGTCGAGGAAGTCTCGCGTTTCATCGACGCGGAGCTCGAGCCGGTTAGCCTGAAGCTCTACGGGGTCTAGCGCGAAATCGATCCCGTAGAGCGCCTCGTCCGCGGTCAGGTACTCGGCCTGTGGGGGCACACCAGCGGTTCCGAGATCGTCCGCGACTGGGATGAGGATTATATCCCCCGGCGCCAGGATGCCGGGCCCACCACCCGCGGCGATATACGGGAATCGGAGATCGTTGAGCAATATAATGAGCTCGGCCAGGGTCGAGAAGCGCGCGGCTAGGCCGTCGATGCTGTCTGTGCGGTCGAGCGTCTCGCGCCGGATGCTGCTGAAACCTGGTAGCTCGAGGCCGGCACCCGAGCCTGAGCCGCTCGTGTTGCGGGTCTGAGAGCCGATAGTGGCGCCGGCCAGGCGCTCGCTAAGATCGACCTGGGTAAGCGCGAGCTCCCCCGCGTAGCGGACCGAAAGATCGTCAACGGGATTCGGCCCGAAGCGCGCGGGGCTCGCGGCGATGCCGTCCATAGCCTGGCTCAGCCGGCGCAGGGATCGCGAGAGCTGCTGCGCGAGCTCGTCGCCTAAGTCTTCGCCGAGTAGGTCGGCCGCGGTGTCCACAGCAGTCACGATGCTCGTGGCCAACTGGAGCGGGAAATTGATCAAATTCCCCACTGCCCGAAAAGTGTTGCCCACGCTATTGAGGAAGCCTCCGACCTGGATCATCACGGCTTGGATATTGGCGACCTTACGCTGAACCTTGCTTAGCTGGGAGGTGATCTCTGCGAAAGCTGCGCGGCCGTCATTAAAGAAGGCGGAGATGGCCGCGAGACCCTCGGTGAACGAATCTTGAGCGATCTCAAGGGCCACGAGATTGTTATCCGCTTCGGCGATGATCGCGGCCGTGATCGAGTATTCGTAGTGCAACCGGCTCGTCCGCGCGTCTCGTGGCGTCGTAAAGGTGCGCGGCACGATGACGAAATGATCGTCGTCACGAAGAGAATGGAAGATCATTCGGATATGGGCAGAATTCCGAGGCTGCTTTTTGAGCCGCGAGTAGCTGCGGAACAGATTGCGCAGGTGTAGGAAATGTTCGCTCCCTGTCATTTCCCCCTGATCGCCGGAGAAAGCAGCACCCCTCTTTTTCCGGAGCCCGGCCGTCCCCTCCAGAGTGAGCTCGCGAACAATCAACCCGTTCTCTTCGGCGACCACCGTATCGCCCATCGTCGGCGTTAAGGTTTGCTGGAACGGCTCGCTCAGCGTGTAGCGGCGGGGATTCAGCGCCAGGACATGAACCATGAGCGGTTGCGCTTCACGGAGATCTTGGAGTTCGAAAACGTAGGCAGATCGGAAGCCTCGGCGAATATCCGAGAGCGGGGCCGTCGCGTTACCCGACGACCCCACCTGGATCCTCTGAGGGCTTGAGCCCGTCGCGCCGCTTTGATTACCCGCCATCTCTCGAGGCATCCTACCGTTCGATTCGCGACTCGGCTACGCCACCGTGCCCGTGCCCGTGCCCGCGCCTGGCCCAGATGTCCCCAGCCCCACGGTGACCGCGCTGACGCTGGCGACCGAAACCGCAGTCGAGACCGCCGCGTTGGCCTGGATGTGCGCGATGATCACGCTCGCAACGACGTCGCACCACGTCTTGCGATCGGCATCAACCTGGCTCTGCGGCGTGCCTTCGATCGCCGGGATAGGGAACGGCACGTTAAGCGCCACGTAGAGCTCGTTCGCGAGCCCGTTGACCCCCGCCGCTCCGGCCAGCATAGCCATTCAGTCCGTCACCTTGTGTTGCGTCGAAAGATGAGTACCCGGCGGGGTATCCATTTGCACCAGAGGAGCGCCGGTGCTCCCCCCCGCTGGGGAACTGTGCGTGTGTGCATCGTAGAGAGCCTTAAAGGCGTCGCCTTTGATGAGGCTCTCCGTAGCTCCTTCGCCGAGATGGATATGGACGCCGGTCCCGTCCCTGAACACCTCGAGTACATCAGTTCCGTCGCACTCTACTGTGAACCGGAGCTCATCCTTGAGCCTAATCCGCACCTGGCCCTTGTCGGACGTGGGCGCCTCCGTGTCCGGCTCGGTGTAAGCCCCCACCGTGTCGAGGAGAACCTCGCCGTCATTATTGATGCGAAGCTCGGCGCCCTTGTGATGGACGTAAAACTCGCCCTGCTCAGGGGCCCCGCGCTCAGAGCCGCTGCTGCCCTCATCCCAGCCGTCCCCCACGCGCACGATCCGATTGGAGCGCTCGTGGGAGAGCGCGCCGGTGATGAGCGGGTGATCTGGGTCCCCCTCTACGAACTGCACGACCACGTGATCGCCGTCGAGGTCATCGAAGCCGGGCACAGCCCCCACGAACTGGCCCCGCGAGCTCCGCACGTTGAAGTTGAGCGGCCGATTCCCGGTGATGGTGCGCGTCGTCGGCTTCGGCACCCACGGCTGCGCATTGTTGATCCCGTGATTTGCCTGGAGCACCGGCACGGCCGTGAGATAGACCTGGCTACGCACCAGGAGCACATCACACTCCACGCGGATCGGCCGGTAGACGTCGGGATTGTTCGCGCCGTCGTTGAGGAGCGGCGCGCGGGTGGCGAGCACGACCGCGCGATAAATCCCGAGCCGGGGCGTGTAGGGATTCGCGCGCTCGAGGGGCCGGCGCACGTCGAGCCCGGCCTGTATGACCGCGCCCGAGGCGAGCCTGGTGGTACGCCATCGATTCATGGCGGCAGCCCGAAGAGCGGATCGTCGGAATCGGAGTCGGTGAACGCGAGCTCGCGCGAGAGCTGGGATTCCGGAGGAACCTCGATCGGCTGGTCCTCCTCGAGCCGTTCCTCACTGAGCGCAACACGGGCCTCCTCGCGCGTAAACGTCATATCGGCAGGATCGTCGCTAGCGGGCACAGTATTGGTAGTCTGGCCTGTCGCGAT